GCGGGCTGGGAGCAGCTCCACCACTACTTAACCGGCGAGGCGGGGCAGCCGCTACTTTATTTCCTCGACTGTTGTGACGATTCCGTCCGCACCATCCCGACACTGCAGCACGACGACTCCGATCCGGAGGATCTGGACACGGAAGCCGAGGACCACGCAGCGGACGAAACCCGTTACGCCGTCATGTCGCGGCCTTACATCGGGAAAGTGAAGGAGCAGACAGGTATCACCTACCCAAAACTCCCGCAACAACTCACAATCAACGAATTGATCGCGCGGCAGCGCAAACTCCGACTAGCTAGAGAGGCTGAAAATGGGTAAAATGGACTTTTCCGTGGATACAGAGCGGGCTCCGGTGACGGAGAAAGAGAAAAACCTGATCGAAGCTTGGAAAAAGCGGATAACTTCCGCGGAAAAGCGGCATAAGGACTTCTGGGAGCTGGCAAAGGCGGCGACAAGTATCTACGAAGCGGAGAAAAAGACAAAGCACGCGTTTAATGTCCTCTACGCGAACACTGAGACGATTTCTCCGTACCTGTACTCGGCCAGTCCGACGATCTTTTGCCGCCCGCGGAACACGGAAGCAGAGAACCCCCTCGCGGTTGCCGCTAGTTCTGTTCTGCAGAAGGCGTTGACGTTCCTGATCGACCCGAATACCCCGGCGATTCCGAGCTTCGACGACGCGATCCTCTATGACGTGCTTTCCGCGCTGGTTCCCGGCCGGGGCGTGTCCTGGGTGCGTTACGATGCGGTTGTGGCAGGTGGAGAGGAGGCGTCTGGCGAGGTGACGGAGGGGCAGGAGGTTGAGGGAACCGAGGGTACTGGCGAAGCTGAGGAGGTTTCCTACGAAACCACGTACCTGGAAAGCGTCCCCTACGATCGATTCCTTTGCGGTTATGCTGAGAGCTGGGATAAGGTCACCTGGGTAGGCCGCATTTACTTCATGAATCGCGGGGAGCTGGTGGAGAACTTTGGCGCCGAGGGGAAGGAGATTCCTCTGGACTTCTCGGAGAACTCTGGCGGTAGTGCGGCGGAAAGTCGGACGGCTGCTCCGAAGGATTCGGAAGGGGAGAACTTCGCGAAAATCTACCAGATCTGGGACAAAACAACCCGGAAAGTCTACATGTTCGCGATGTCGTCACAGCGGATGTTGAAAACTGTTGACGACCCGTTGGAACTGGAGGGTTTCTTCCCACTGGCAGAGCCGCTGACCTTCATGCGGAAGTTGACGACGATTGTCCCGACGCCACTTTATGAACAGTATCGTGAGCAGGCAGAGGAACTCAACCGTATTTCGACGCGGATTAACAAACTGGTCGGCGCACTGAAAGTGCGTGGCTTCTACGACGACCAGATGCAAGGCATTGATCAGGTTCTGACAGCCGACGACAACACCTTCCTTCCGGCCCAGAACATCGCAGCGTTGCAAACGGGCGGGATCGACAGAGCGCTTTGGCTGGTCCCGATTGAACGCATCATTCCGGTACTGCAACAACTCTACGTGCAGCGCGAGCAGACGAAACAGATCATTTACGAAATCATGGGGATTTCTGATGTCCTGCGTGGGGCGGTGCGAGCTTCCGAGTCGGCGACGGCCACGAGCACGAAAGCGGAGTCTGGCTCCCGCAGGCTGCAGAAGATGCAGGGCTACACAGCGCAATACGTCTGCCGGCAACTGCGTGTGATGGCGGAAATCGTTGCTTCGCGATTCTCGATTGAGACGCTGCAGCAGATGACGGAACTGCCCTATCCACGCGCGGCGCAAAAAGAGCAGGCGGTTCTTGCGATTCAGCAAGCGCAACAACAGACGCAACTAGCGCAGGCACTGGGGCAGCAACCCCCGGCTCCGCTGCCTCCGGAGTTGCTGAAAACTGCGCAGACACCGAGCTGGGAGGAAATCCAGCAGTTCATGCAGCAAGATCCGACACGGAACTTTACGATCGACCTGGAAACAGATTCGACCATCGCAACGGATAAGCAGGCGGAACAAGAGCAAGTGACCGAGACTCTCAACAGCTTGGCGCAATTCGGGAATGCCGTGACTCCATTGCTTCAGACAGGGCTATTGCAGCCAGAGTCAGCAAAAGCCATAATGCTTTCGTTGTCGAAAAAACTCCGTCTGGGTCGGGAGGTGGACGAAGCCTTGCGCGCGCAACCAGCTCCGCAACCGGAACAGGCGAAGGAAGACCCGGCGATCGCCGCGAAGGCCGCAGCTGCTGAGCAGAAAGCCGCATCGGATAAACAGATCGCGGATATCAAGGCGCAGGGGGAGCAGATGAAGTTGCAAGCTCTTCAAGAGACGCTGGCACTGAAGAAGCAAGTTGAAGAAATGAAAGCGCAGCATGAAATGGAATCGCAACAGCGGGACGCAGAGCGCCAACAATGGCAACAGCAGATGGAGAAAATCTCCCAAATGCTGGCACAACAGCACACGCAAGCGATGAATGAGAGCGCACTGGAGCAACAAGCAATAGGGGGAAGCGATGCCACTGTATGACTATAAGTGCCCTTCGGGGCACATTTTCGAGCAGTTTCAAAAGATGAGCGAGGGGGCTGGGACGGTGATCTGCCCTACTTGCCGCGGGGTCGCGGAAAAACAGCTCTCCGCCCCGCGAGTCCGGGGGGATTACCCAGGGTACAATTGCCCGATAACGGGAACCTGGATCGAGGGGCGGAGAGCGCACGAAGAGAATTTGGCCCGTCATGGCTGCCGTGTCCTGGAAACGGGAGAGCGTGCGCAGGCGGAAAAAGTCCGGCAAAGGGAGGAGCAGCGCTTTGAAAGCAGTCTTGATGAAACTGTGGAGCGTGTGCTTAGCACAGCTGGTTCCGATGCCGTTGCGCAAGCATGTAACGAAGTGGCGGCAGGGTTTACGGCTGAAGTTGTTCGTAATTAAACTAAGAGGAAGAGCGAAATGGAAATCAATATCGAAGACGCAGTTGGCAGTATTGCTAATGATCTGGGATTTGGGGCTGGTACTGATGAGTTGCCTGGCGCTGGTGATGGTGTTGACGAACTTGTAGAAGAGGCGGTTCCGGAAGAGCCTCCTGCGGAGGAAGTCCCGGCGGAAGTCACAGAACCAACGGAGCCAGCTGCGCCAGTGGTAGAACCGCCAAAGACCTGGCGGAAGGAAGCGACTGAATTCTGGGGAACCCTCCCTCCGACTGTGCAGCAGGAAATTCTCAAACGCGAGGATGATATCTTCCGCGGGTTGGAGAGCTACAAGGGTCAGGCACAACTAGCGCAGCAGTACCAAACGGCACTGGCACCCTACATGCCGATGCTGCAACAGCAGGGACTCGACCCCGCACAGTACGCTGCTCAATGGCTCGCTATTGACACGCAACTGGCGTCCGCGCAACCGCAGCAAAAGATAGAACTCTTGTGCCGTGTTGCGCAAGCCTACGGTGTCGACCTCCGCGGTCAGTTGGGTCTGGAAGCCCCGTACATGGACCCGGAAGTAGCCCGCTTGCAACAAGAACTTTCTTCGGTACAATCCCAACTATCGGGGATGACGCAAGCTCAACAGAATGCTGCATTGCAACAAATGCAAGCGACTGTCAATGAGTTCGCAACAAACCCGGAAAACAAGTATTTCGATGAAGTCGGCCCGCAGGTGGCTGAAATCATCAAGATGACTCCAGGCATCTCACTTGCGGCAGCTTACGACAAAGCCTGCCGTTTGAATGACACCGTCTGGGGGAAGATTCAGGCAGAACGAGCAAAAACAGCGGAAAACAATGCTCAACTGGAGCGCGCACGGCAGGCAAAAGCAGCTCGCCGCGCAACCTCGGTGAACGTGAATTCTGCGCCCCGGACTGGAAGCGGAACGGCTCCAACTGGTTCAATTGACGACACTATCGCTGAGACACTCGCAGCCATTAAAGCGAATGCGGCTCAGTAACCAAACAAGGAGTTAAAGCAATGGCATCCCCTAGTTCGGTGTTCTCGGAACTGGTAGCAACCACGTTCCGCAAGCATCAAAAAGAAGTAATCGACGCAGTTTCGAAAAACAACGCACTGTACAAACAGATTGCGGAAAAAGGTCAAGTACGCACGGAAGACGGCGGTCTGTCGATCGTTGCTCCTCTGGACTACGCAGCGAACAACACGTATCAGCGCTATTCCGGCTTCGACGTGTTGAACGTAGCGCAGAGCGACGTGATAACTGCAGCTGAGTACCAGTGGCGCCAGATCGCTATCAACGTCGTGGCCTCGGGCCAGGAACTGCGCATCAATAAGGGCGATTCGCAAATCGTTAAGCTGGTGAAAGCTCGCTTGAAAAATGCGATTCGCACGTTTAAAAACAACTTCTCCGCAGACATGTACGGCGACGGCACACTTCCGAATCAAATCGGTGGTTTGCAGAACCTCGTGGCTGACGCTGGCACTGGTACCGTTGGTGGTATCGACTCGTCGACCTGGACTTTCTGGCGTAACCAAGTTCAATCGGCGGCTGCGCCTCTGCAAGGCGGCGGTGCTATCACACCGAGTTCGACTACCATTGAGTCGCTGATGCTGCCTCTGTGGCTGGCTCTGGTGCGCGGCGATGACCAGCCGGACCTGATCGTTGCTGATAATAACTACTTCACCTTCTTCGAGCAATCGCAGACCAGTTTGAAGCGTTACACCAGCGGCGACACGGCTTCCGCCGGTTTTGTGGAAATGCAATACAAGCGCGCCAAGGTCATCTTCGACGGTGGCAGCGGCATCCCTGCGAACCACATGTACTTCCTGAACACCGATTACATCGAACTGGTTGCTCACAGCGATGCAAATCTGACCGTGATGGAAGATGCCAAGCCATATAACCAAGACGCCTCGGTAACTCCGGTGCTGTGGATGGGTAATATGGTATGTTCCAACCGCGCTCAGCAAGGTGTGTTGAAAGCTTAATGAAAAGCCATGGGGTTACTATTTTGTAACTCCATGAACTTTCACTCAGGAGAAATATCATGCAATATGCAGTTCTTGATGGTGGGATTGGCAACAGTCCTATTAACTTCAGCATGGGCCCGGATACCACGGAGAAGGTTCCGACCGGTACAATCGTGACTGCGAATGACAACTATTGGGGTTGTCTCGAAGTTGTTTACGGTCGCGCAACGGCCAGTATCCGCATGGGTGGTCTGGTGACTCTGTCGCCGGTTTGGGACTCCGCCGCAGGTCGTTTCCGCACGGACGTGACCGAGG